CAGGACTTGCATTTTATTTAAGTTTAAAGATACCTCAAGCAGGTGATAGAACTCAGTTTTTAAAACAAGAGTACGAAGAGCAGTGGGCATTAGCTTCAACCGAAGATAGAGATAAAGCTACTCTAAGACTCGCACCCAGAAGACAACACATATAGGAGATAAGATATGCCACAAGAAAAGTTAGTTGGTAAACCTAGTAAAAAGCCATTAGTTAGGATGCCTAAAAAGCAAAGACCAATAAATAAAATGACTAAACCTATTAAACCATTGGTAGCTCAAGCAAAAAAAGGTGGTTCAGTCAAAAAGAAAGCTATTAAAAAAGCTTTTAAAACTCATATGATGTATGACAAAAAGACAGGTAAGGGTGTAAAAGCTCCTACCATGGCTAAACACTTAGCCTTAAAAAAGAAAGGTTATGGTCATACTAAACCTAGGAAAAAGTAAATGAGTAAGTATGCTTCAGCAAAATATGCGATTGCCGAGTGCGACAGATGTGGCTTTCAATATAAGCTAACAGAACTAAAAGACTTATTTATAAGAACCACAGAAACAAATATAAAAGTTTGTAAAGAGTGTTGGGAACCAGACCATCCACAGAACATGCAAGGTATGTATCCTGTAGATGACCCTCAAGCAATACGAGACCCAAGACCTGATAAAAACCTAGAAGAACAAAGAGATTATCAATATGGGTTTAACCCCGTAGGACTCAATAATCCTTTACAATTAGAGGGATTAGTAGATAATTTAGAAAGTGATGGTCAAATAGGATTAGTCACTATTACAACAACTTAGGAGTAAATGATGAACAAAGATAGAAAAGGAGCTAAGGTAACTTACAAGCAACCAGAAAATGTTGCTACACCTAATACAGGTGGTTATCCTGAAAAGAATGTAAAGACTGAAGGTGTGGTTACTCGTGGTAACGGAGCAGCTACAAAAGGAACTAAAGCTAGAGGACCAATGGCATAATGACTTATACTGAGTTAGTAGCAGCAATTAAATCGTACACAGAGAATGACTATAGTACGACTGATGTTAATACTTTTATTCAAAATGCAGAGCAACGCATACATAATACCGTACAGTTACCTGACTTACGTAAGAACGTAACGGGTACAATGTCATCAGGTAATAAATATTTTTCTTTACCTAGTGATTGGTTATCTACTTTTAGTATTGCAGTGATAGACACTAATAATGAATACACTTATCTTTTGAATAAAGATGTTAACTTTGTAAGGGAATCGTTCCCTGATACTGATTCAGGGTTCTATGGTAAACCTGAATATTATGGTATATTTGATGATACAACAATGATATTGGGGCCAACACCAGATGCTAATTACAGTGCTGAGTTACATTATTACTATTACCCACAAACTATTGTTACTGCTGGTAATACTTGGTTGGGGGATAACTTTGATACTGCGTTGTTTTATGGTGCATTACTGGAAGCAGCTGCGTTTATGAAAGAAGACCCAGACACAGTAACTCAATATACAGCAAGGTATAGTGAAGTCATGCAGTTGTTGAAAAACTTAGGTGATGGTAAAAATAGACGTGATGCTTATAGAAGTGGACAAGAGAGGATACCAGTAAGAAATGGATAATAAAGCAGAACTATTACAAGGTGTTGACTATGATGTAATTACTACATCAAACGGAGGGATGACACCTGAGCAAGTAGCAGAATTGGCTCTTGCAAAAATAATTTATGTAGGTAAAGACGCTAACCCTTTATTGAAAGAACAAGCAGAAGCTTACAAAGATAGCATTAGGCAAGTCCTAGTGTTTTATATGAAGCAGGCTATAAGGTCTAATCATACAACTATAGCGAATAAACTGCATGAAGCAGGGCATTCTGAATTAACTAAACTTTTGGAGATATAAAATGGCAATTTCTCAAGCAATGTGTACGTCATTTAAAGTTCAGTTGTTGAACGGTATTCATGCATTTAGTACAACAGTAGCTCGTGGTAATACGAACGCTGATAGTTTTAAATTAGCATTATATACTTCATCAGCTTCTTTAGGTGCAGCAACTACAGCATACACAACTTCTAACGAAGTTTCAGGGACAGGATATACAGCAGCAGGTGCAGCACTTACCGCTGTCGCTCCTACATCATCTGGAACTACAGCGTTTTTAGATTTTAATGATTTAACATTTTCTACAGCTACAGTTACAGCTCGTGGAGCATTAATATATAATGATACTCAGGGAGACAAAGCAGTAGCAGTATTAGATTTTGGTGGAGATAAGACATCTACAGCGGGAGACTTTACTATAGTATTCCCTGCAGCTGATGCTTCCAACGCAATTATACGTATAGCTTAGGAGTTCTAAATGGCACTTGTTGTAAACGACAGAGTCAAAGAGACTACCACAACTACAGGGACAGGGACAGTCACTTTAGGTGGAGCTGTATCTGGGTTTGATACTTTTGCTGCAGGTATTGGCAATAGTAATACTACATACTACTGTATTCAATTAGGAGCAGAGTTTGAAGTAGGTCTAGGTACCTTAGCAGGTGATAGTTCAACTCTTGCTCGTACTACAGTCATATCAAGTTCTAACAGTGATAATGCTGTCAACTTTTCTGCAGGAGCTAAGAATGTGTTTTGTACACTACCTGCTAGTAAAGCAACAGTATTAGACGCTAGTGGTAATTTGGCTTTAGCAGGAGCTATAGACGTTGATGGTATAACAAATTTAGATGTGGTTGACATTGATGGAGCTGTTGATATGGCTTCTACTCTACAAGTAGATGGGGTCTTAACTACAACAGCTACACAGGTAGCTACTGGCGGAATTACAAGTGGTTCAAATATAGTTTCAGATACAGACTCTACAGACGACCTTGGTACAACTAGCGTTCGTTGGGCTAACTTATTTGTAGATGGTATTACAGCAACTGACCAGATTACAGCTACAGGATTTACAGGAACACTTGATGGTATTTTAGGAAGCGGTGCAGCAGCAGCGGCAACTACCACTACTCTTGCTTCTTCTACTATTACTGCAAGTGGTATAGTTACAGCTAACGCAAAATTAGATTTAAACGGCACTGAGCTTATACTTGATGCTGATGCAGATACCTCAATCACTGCAGATACAGATGACCAAATAGATTTTAGAATTGGTGGTGCTGACAAAATGGAGATGAACGCAACTGCCTTTAGTGGTGGTGCGATATATGAAAACGCTGACGATATTGCGGCTAACTATTCAATCACAGCAGGTAAAAATGCTTTTAGTGTAGGGCCAATAACAATCGCTAGTGGTGTAACCGTAACCGTCCCAAGTGGACAAAGATGGGTGATATTATGACATGTAAAATTAATGCAGATACAAGTGATGGTTTAAAATTAATATCTGATACAAGTGGTGCGGTAGAGATACAATCTAATGGTGTAACTAAAGTAAGTATAGACAGCAGTGGAAATATTTCTACGGTGGCTGGTATGTCTACAAGTAATGGTAACATAGCACCATTAAGACCAAATGTTAGCCCTATAATTATTAATGGGGATATGATGATAAGTCAAAGGTCAGAACAAGTAACAGGCATGGGTGGTGCAGATGGTGTTTATCCCACTGTTGATAGATATAGGCATTCAATAACTAATGCTGGTGGGTCTGGTAGGTTTACTAGTACACATGAAGCTGTAAATGATATCGCTGGATTTACAGAATCATTAAATATAAATTGTACAACAGCAGATACATCTATTGCTGCTGGAGAAGAATTTCATATTGACCAAAGAATTGAAGGTAGAAATGTTCAAGGTTTTCAAAAGGGTTTTAGTACTGCTTTAGGCTTTACTGTTGCTCTTTACGTAAAAGCACAAGACGCAAAAGTTTATGCGGTTGAACTAAAAGATACTGATAACAATCGCCATTGCACAAAATTATTTACTTCAACAACAGGTTGGACTAGGCATGTATTAAATTATCCAGCAGATACAACAGGGAAATTTGCTGACGATTCAAATACAAGCCTAGAGGTTAAAATTTGGCTACATGCTGGAAGTAATTTTACAAGTGGAACTCTACCTAGCTCGTGGCAGAGTGTAACAACTGCAAACACATGTGCAGGAATTGGAAGTGTGTACGATAATACTGATAACTTTGTAAGTATTACAGGACTGCAATTAGAAGTAGGCACATTCACAGCTGATACCATTCCAGATTTTCAATTTGAATCGTTGGGTGAAAACAAAACAAGATGTCAAAGATATTTTATAGGCGATAGCGAATTATTTCCTACAACACAATTAACTGCTGCCACAGCTATTCAATTTACACCTCAATTTAGAACTGAAATGAGGGCAGCACCTACTGCCACAGCTGTTGCAACAGGTGGGTTTGGTTTGGTTGGGGGTAGTTACACTACAACATCCCTAGCAGTTTCAAATATAGGAATTAATGGTGGTCGTGCTGCTGTAAATATAGACACAAGTACTGGAGAAGTAAAACAGTTATGTCAACAGGGATTGCCTGTAACTTTAGATGCAGAATTATAGGAGAAAAATATGGAAGATACTAGAACAGTAAACTCAGCTCAAAAAATAAATGACGAACAAGGAGATTATGTTTGTATTAAAGCAGTTATTAATAGTGTTGAGATGTTTGTACCACTTGATAATAATAACAAAGAAAGAGCATTAATTAAAACATGGGAAGATGCTGGTAACACCATAGCGGAGGCAGACTAATGGCACTAACATTACATGGCACAGTAGCAGATAACACCGTAGTCTTAGATAGAAGAAGTGCTAAACCGTTAGTCATTAATGGTGATATGGCAGTTGCTCAAAGAGGAACATCAGTTACAGGAATTACAGGTAATAGTTATAATGCTATTGATAGAATGAAAACTTTGTTGGGTGATAATGGTACTTGGACACATACACAAGATACAGATGTTCCAACAGGTCAAGGCTTTGCTAATTCTTGGAAATTAGATAATACAACAGCAGATACTTCTGTTGCATCTGGTGCTTTTCATACAGCATCTTATTTTTTTGAAGGACAAGACTTACAGTTACTTAAAAAAGGAACATCAAGTGCTGAAAAAGTAACTATATCTTTTTGGATTAAAACAACAGTTACAGGAACATATGTAGCCGAGTTATATGATGCCGATAATACTAGGCAAATATCACAAGCCTACACCGTAAGCAGTTCTAATACTTGGGAAAAGAAAGTATTAAGTTTTGCTGGAGATACCACAGGAGCATTAGATGATGATAATGCTAACAGTTTTATTTTAAATTTATGGCTTGGTGCTGGAAGTGATTATACAAGTGGAACACTTGCTACAAGTTGGGGTTCTGTAACAGCAGCAAACAGAGCAGTAGGTCAAGTCAATGGTGCAAGTAGCACAAGCAATAATATTTATATTACAGGATTACAAATGGAAGTAGGCGAGTTTGATGCTAACAGCATAGCTCCCTTCCAACATGAATCATT